TTAAGTTCTTGAGCCATATCAGATAGTCCTAAATACCATCTCTTCAGGATGCTTTGCTGCGTCAATAGCAATAGCGTCAGACAAGTACTGGTTAGCAATAGTGAAGTACTCAGCAGTAGATGTACCGCCTGTCTCACCACGTTCACGTGTTAACAACGCTACAGCAAGGTGTATTACTGGCTGTGCAGGAATAAGCAACACATCGTCATTGGCACTAAGATCTGCTTGTCGCTTAACAGTATCTACACGTATGCTGTACACAGCGTCTGGTGTTGGGCCTACAAGGATCTGAGTATCACCACTAGCGTCTAGACCGTTATAGGTAAAGTACCGTGGTGCGCCCTCTGCTGCGCTGCTGATGTACAACTGTTCGTTAAACCAATCCTTAGTCTGATACTCCATAAAACAGTTTTCAGTATCGTTAAGCATTGACATAACTTTGATGTTGTCACCGCCACCTGTCAGCGAGTATGTGTTATCTGACGCAGTAGTAGATATTGTTATAGTCTCACGCAACGCAGACCAATCAGCAGCCTGACCGACCAGTGTCTTAGCATCATTAATAAAGTCACCTACCATTTTAACGTAGGTTGTACTGGTTACTGACGTGGTTTCTTCTTCGCGTAACCGACGCAGTACACTGTTCATAAGGTTAAGGTATGTCATACGAGCATTCCTGTTTGTCTACCAAAAAATTTATCAAGTTCCTCTACAGCATCTACTTGTTTTTGTGGAGTAAGTGCTATAGGCGTTAATGGTTGAAACGGACTAAGACCTTGAAGGAACGGATCAAACGGTATAGGATCTGGTTTAGCAAGTTGAGCAGCAAGCTGTTGTTGTTGCTGTCCAAGACTGCCTAAACCTAAACCTAAAGCTGTTCCAAGCATTCCTACTCCTTCACCTAGCTGTCCTAATCCTTGCCCTACACCTCCAATTTGCTCTCCAAGGCCCGCTACTTCAGACATTAACCCACCAAGCTGTCCTGATACAGCGCCAAATTGACTGGCTACGCTTTCTTCAAATGCTTGCTGTGCTTCTTGTTGACTAATCTGTCCCGTCTGTAACGCATTAATATCTACGTTTACATCAGAAAATAGCTGGTTAATAGTACCGCCAAACTCTGCAAATTGTTGACGAGTGCTTTCGTCTAACTGAGTAACATCGCCTCGTACTGCAATCAATGACTGCTGTAAGTTTCTACGTTCTTCTGCAGCCTCTGCTGCTTTAACTGAAGCGTCTGCTTGATACTGAGCAAAAGCTTCGGCTTGACTAACTTGACCTTCTTGCAAGCCTTTAATATCTACGTTAACGCCAGCAAACAACTGATTAACGTCTTCACCAAACTCTTCAAACTGTTGACGTGTCTGTGCATCTAAACGATTAACATCACCACCTACTGCAATAAGGGCTTGTTGTAATGCTCTTCTTTCGTTTTCTGCTTGAGCTTGACCCGCTGCTACGTCTTCTGCTGTAGCAAAACCAGCGCTTGCTAACGCTCTGTCAATGTCGTCAGGAGTAGCAAAACCTGACCCTAATAAAGCATTTTTAATGTCGTCAGGAGTAGCAAAACCTGAATTAGCTAAAGCTGTAGCCATGTCATCAGGATTTACAAAACCGGCTCCCGCAATAGCGTCTGTTATATCTTTTGGTGTAGCAAAGCCTGCGTTTGATAATGCATTTCCAAGCTGTTCTGGAGTAACATATCCTGCATTAGCTAAGGCTCGGCCAACGTCTTCTGGCGTAGTAAAACCGGCGCTTGCTATTGCATTAACAACGTCTGTTGGTGTTGCATAACCAGCCGCTGCTACTGCTGTGGCGACGTCTTCTGGTGTTGCATACCCAGCTTGAGCAACCGCTGTAGCAATGTCTTCTGGTGTAGCAAAACCTGATGCTGCTAAAGCGTTACCTAGTTGCTCAGGAGTTACATACCCTGCATTTGCCAAGGCATTAGCAACATCTTCCGGTGTGGTAAACCCAGCACTTGTTACTGCACGAGTAATGTCTTCAGGTGTAGCAAAGCCTGCTTGGGCAAGAGCAGTTCCAATATCTGCTGGTGTAGCGTAACCTGCTGCTGCTACTGCATCAGCTACTTCGCTAGGCGTAGCAAACGGTGCATTTTCTAAAACACTTTCTACAACACCGCGAATAGCTTCAGGATCAGCATCTCTACCGGGTTCACCTCTTGGACCTTGCTCACCTTGTTCACCTCTTGGACCTTGCTCACCTTGTTCACCACGTTGTCCGTCTACACCATCTCTACCATCTCTACCATCAACACCGTCACGGCCCGGAGCTGGAGCTGGTGCTGGTGCTGGTGCTGGTGCTGGTGCTGGTGCTGGAGCTGGTGCTGGTGCTGGTACTGGTGCTGGTGCTGGAGCTGGTTCGGGAAAATACTCAGGGAATATTTCTCTAACTACTCCAGTTTCTCCTTCCTGTCCTTCAGTAGGCTGTTGTTCAGTAGGCACTGGCGGCTGCTCTGGTTCAGGCGGAGGCTCAGGAACTACCTCTGGTTCAATTTCATACTCAAACGGATCTACTTCTACTTCTGTTTCAAGCGGAGTATCCGGTGTTGGTGCGGCCATAGAGCTTTCAAGAGTAGGGTTATTTACGTCTTGCCAGCCAGCTTCCATGTTTTCAAGTATTCTATTAGTCATAGAATCTTCAGGTGTTCCAGCGCCGTTAATAATAACGTCAAGCCAGTTTGCATTATTTGTGTCTGTAGGAAGCCCTCCACCAGAAACTAAATGAGAATCTAGCCAGCTAATCTGTGCGTTGTTGTGCGTTAAGTCAGAAGCGCCTTGGTACTCAACAAGGTTTGTTCCGTCAGATACATACAAACGTCCATTTGAGCCTCTAATTAATGTGTACTCAATGCCTGACTCGTCTACGTGTTGAGTGTGATATGCTAAGTAAGTATCGCCTACCTCCATAGGGCCATACTCGTAATCACCTGACCCGTCTAATGTTGTAACTACTGTAGATCCTTCTAGAATCTCAGCAACTCTATCTGCTGGGACGGCTTGGTCATCAACATACATTATTGATTCCATTGGTCCATCGTCGGCAGTAGTGTCAGCAGTTAAATCAGCCGTAGTGTCTACAAGCTCTGAGTCTGCCTCATCTACTGTACTTGCTGTTACATCTACAGGCGGTGTTGTTGGGGCGTAAGCTTCTTCATAAATAGACTGCAAGTTTCCTGCTAAAGCTTGAAGCTGATTACGCATTGCTTCATTTTGTTGAGTGGCTATAGCTTCATTAACAGTATTTGCCATGATTCTGTTAGTTTCTGCCATTGTGTCTTCATCAACAGCGCCGGCATATTCTGCGTATAGTTCTTCTAGCTCTCGTTGTTTTTCTTCAGAAATTGCTTGTTGACCAACAAGATCAACAAACAAAAACTCAACAAATTCTTGAGCGCCAGTTAACAAACCAGATGCAAGAACACCTTCCATGTCTAACTGCCCATCAAAAACTGCTTGACGGATAGCTGTTTGGCCCATTGCATTAAGAACATTGTCTAATTCTTCAATGCCAGTTATTTCTGAAAGATCAAGACCACCCATAGCCTCAGAAAGTGCAGGGCCAATAACTTCATTAAGAGCCTGACCAAATCCTGCAGTAGCCGCTGTTTGTAAAAGTTGATCAGGGTCGATAGAGCCGGTAGTAATAGCTTGAGTAATAGCATTGCTTACAACAGAAGAACCAACAGTTCCCAATGACGGAGCGACAGCAGATACTGCCCCGCCAGTCATAATTCCCATTGCAGTTATAATGCCCATCTTTACATAGTCAACAAGACCTAACTGATCTTGTTTAACTGTTTTTACATAGGCAGAGCCGTTCCACTCATACTTGTCGCCATCATTGTTATAGATAGTAGAACCAACACCGTACTTGGCTAGTAATGCTTGGTTGGCTTCAGAGTTAACCCAGCGATCATAAGCAGACGACTGCTCCTGCATTTGCTGACCATATAACTCTGAATAGTTAGACTGGGCATCATCACCGTATTGAGTAAGATCCTCGCCCTCAAGAATCATTAACTCATCTTCAGTTAGTGAACCAGTGTACTCATCCCAGTTACCAACATCGTAATTACCAGCTTGAATTAACTGCTCTCGCTCAGTCATGTAGGCTAAGTAGTTATCAAAGTCACCGAAGGCTCGTTTGAGCATCTGAGAGCCTTTAGCATTAAAGTACTCACGTAACTCAGATTCTGTTACCTGTGTAGCATCGCCTCTTTTGTATAAAAAATCAGGGTTTGCATCGCCTAGCTCTGCGCCTTTAAAGAATGTAAAGGTAGTAACACCTTCAGGTTCTGGTGCAGGTTCAACATCTTTTGTATCTGGCAAAGGCTTAGGCGGAGCAAGCTCAGTCTCTGGCTCAGGTGTTGTTGCAGGCGCTGGTGGTTCAGCATTAGGGTCAAACGGTCCAGTTTCACCGGGCTGAGTTTTTGTAGGATCACTGCTAGGCATACCTACAGGTGCAGTTTGTTGAGGAGCAGGCGCAGGTGTTGGCACTGGAGCATTAGGATCAAACGGCCCAGACTCTCCCGGCATCTGCTTGGGTGGTGTACTAGGCGTACCTACAGGACCAGTTTGCTTAGTAGTAGGAGCAGGTTTAGTAAGCATACCCGCAGGCGCAACAGGAGCAGACGTAATGCTAACTCCCGGTTGAGGATTCTGTGCTAAAAACCTAGAAGCTGCATAGATACTAGGAAACTGTTGTGTACCTACATAATATGCCATTTACTTTTCCCTCGACACGCCCTTGGTTTTTTCATAAGAACGCATAGCACCAAGACCAAGCATACCCATAAGTACAGGCATCATAGTCTCTAGGTCAATGAGTGGTATAGTGACTTCAACAGCCAACAAAGCTAGTACAAAGTTGGTAAAAGGAATGACCATAAAATTACCAGTCATACCCAAGACACAACACCAACCAACCGCAGGTCTCCAACCAGAGACAAACAAGGACTTGTGTGCTGCTTCTACTTTGTTAACCTCCAGCTGTGCCTTAGCAAGCTCCTGAGCGTGTCTCTGAGCCATTGTAGCGACTTCATGGGCCAGTTTAGCCTTCTGGTCCTTGTCCTCTACAAACTTGTCTAGAAGCCCTGTAACAGGCCCTATGAGTGACTCAATCATCGAGCAAACTCCAAGATAGCAATAGCCATAGTAACGATGACAGCAATAGACGCAAAGCCACCTGTCATCATCTTCTCTAGTTTGTCAAAGCGTTGATTGTGTGCGTCCAGTTGCATTTGAATCATTTGATAACGAATGCTACACTCACGCTCATGAGCCTCTAAACGGCTTATTGCTTGCTCTAGGTCTGACATGACTATTCCTTATTGTTATTTACCAAGGCATTCCAGATCCAGTTACAGGATTCTTGTCTGCCTCAATCTTAGCCATCAGTGCCGCTTCAGTAGCGTCTTGGTCAACTTCTGCGTGTACCCATGCCAGTACGTCAGCCTCAGTTAAACTGTCGTAGGCGATGAAGTCATCAGCATCAGGATCAGGTGTAAAGCCTACAGTGCCGTATGATGATGCAGTGAATGTTTCTTCACCAACAGTTTCAGATTCAGTAACACGCCAGTGTGCAACGGTTACACCGCCGTCTGCCAAGTTACGCTCAAGGTTTGCGATAGTCCATGTAGCCATGTCTTAGTCTCCTAGTTAAATAATTTACGGTTCTGACGCCTCAACTATAAATTCTTGAGTTGGTGCATCTGGAATATCAAGCTCTAAATCTTCTGTAACATAAGGAAATTTTGTTTTTATGTTGTTGATAGCCGCTTGCCATTCTTCCATTGTAAGTTCGCCTCTTTGTACCTGCATAAACATAGGGTCAGTTATTTTTTGATACTCTGATTGACGATTAGTGCGAGCTAATTCATTAACACTTTCCATTGGAAATAATTCTATAGCCATTATTAAGACCTCTTTATAGTTACTGCTTGCATACGAACATTTGAAGTGGTTGTAGCGCCTGCTAATGCTATTGTCCCGCCAGAA